GTTTGAAAGATTCTGGGAAATCTACCCCAAAAAGACCGGACGAGCCGACGCATTCGACGAGTTTGAGCGACGCGACCTCAAATGGGACGCAATCATCGACGGAGCAATCCGATACCTAGAATCCGAAATCATGGATGGCGAACACCGCTGGATTAAATCCCCAGCAAACTTCATCCGCGACGAAACATGGAGACAACGATTCAAACCCGGTGCAGCAGCCAAACGACGCCTCGCAGACGCCAAACGAGCTGAGGCCGCACAAATCAACCAAACCAAAATCCGAGAACTACCACCAAAATGTAAACACAACCCCGACCTATCTGTGCTACATTGCGAACAATGCAAAACGGAATGGTTAGCACAACCCTAAACCGAAAGGATCTAGCATGTTCCGAAAGTACCGCCGCAACAAAACCCTACAAATCCAAATCATGACACTCGCACAGGCTCACATGGCCCTACTCGACACAATCGCAGTGTTACAGTTGCAAGTTGTAAATCCACGCATTGCCAAATCACAACGCACCATCAAACAAGCCGAACTCAACGGGGTCCGGACAGCACTAACCCAACTCCAAAACATCAACCTAATCAAGTAAGGAACAATCATGGCACTTGTCAAAATAGAGGGAATCGTAGACCGCACTATCGGTGAAAACGGCCTAGTCGGATTCCGAGTCAAAGAAACCGTCTCCAATATTTCAACCGGACAATCCTGGGAAGTATCCTGGACAGTCTGGTCCAAAGCATTCAACGCCAAAGTAGGCGACTTTGTCGAAGTACGCGGCGAGCTCGGCGTCAAAACACGCGAATACCAAGACCGCAACGGACAAACCGCAACCACCATTGACCGCAACATCAACACACCAGAAATCAAAGTATTGCGATCCGCAGCAGAAAACCCTGTACAAATCGACTCGTGGGGCAACGTCTTCCCGGAGATTGCACCGTTCTAATGGCTGAACGCGAGGACTGGCTAGCATGGGACAACTCCATGAAAACCCACATTGACCAAATCGAAGTCAAATGGAAAAACGACGCCGTCCGCGCACTCGAACAACAAGCCAAAATCAACAACACCATGAGAGAGTTCAACGACCTCGTCGCAGTAGCAGTCGAAGACAGCAACCGAATACACCAACGCAACACCGGACTCATATTCCTCTGCTACTGCCTCGGAATACTCAACTTCATCGTCGCACTCCTCGCTTTCAAACTGAACGGATAAGCGTATGAGGATCCTATTCCTCGACCTAGAAACAACCCCAAACCTTGCCTACGTCTGGGGACTATGGGACCAAAACGTTGCCATCAACCAAATGGTGTCACACACCGAAGTAATCTGTTTCGGTGCTCGCTGGTTCGGAACCAAACAAGTCATATTTAAATCAGTCCACCACCACGGACAAAAAGAAATGCTCAAAGAAATGCACAAAGTCCTAGACGAGGCCGACATAGTCATCGGCTGGAACTCCGCCTCATTCGACATCAAACACATGTACCGCGAATTCCTAGAACACGGCATGACCCCACCATCACCACACAAAGACCTAGACCTAATGCGAGTAGTCAAATCACAATTCAGAATGCCATCCAACAAACTCGACTACGTCGCCCAACTGCTCGGCGTCGGATCCAAAACACACCACACCGGATTCCAACTCTGGATTGACTGCATGGCAGGAAACGACAAAGCCTGGGCGCTCATGAAAAAGTACCAACTCCAAGACGTCAACCTACTCGTAGACCTATACGAACACCTCAAACCCTGGATCAAGAACGGCCCCAACATCGCAGCACACCTCGAAGTACCCGCCGGATGTCGCAACTGTGGCTCACACAACCTACAAAAACGAGGCACACAAGTATCAGGCAAAGGCGTATTCCAACGATTCCAATGCCGAGCCTGTGGATCATGGAACCGAGGGCAACGTGTCTACTCAACAGCACTAGGGAACGTGTAATGCCATCAGCAAACCGCAACGACCTCAAAGACCCACGCTACCTCAAAGCTCGACGATGGGTACTCGACCACAACCCACAATGCGCAATACCCCAATGCCCCACACCAGCCGACACCGTTGACCACATCATTCCCGTCAGCCTCGGTGGGGATCCATACCTCGTCGCCAATATGCAACCAATGTGTAACAAACACAACTCACAGAAAGGCGCTCGCCTCACCATACCCAGGGTGGACTGGGTCAACCAGCGATACAAAATAAATCTAGGGGGGTAGTCCCTCCGCAGCCGTGGCCCTCTTTTTTTGAGGGTCACTTCCTCATCCCGCGCCCCTCCCCGCCTCGCGCTAATGGGCAAAAAAGGTTTCAAGAAAGGACAGTATGAGTACGATGGATGACATGACAACGACAGGGTGGCGCTCGTGGCCTGCGACAAACCGCAAGGCTCTCGAATCGACTCTTGACGCATTGCCCTGGTTGACTGCTGAACACAACGCGGTCGTTGCGTTGTTGTTGTCGACGGCGTCGTCGCTTGATGATGAATACACGGCGGCGAAATCCTCGTCGTATTTGCAGGCACTTCGGATGTTGCGTTTGCAAGCGCCGGAGGGCGAATCTGTTGATCCGTTAGATGCGTTGTTGCGTCGATGATATTTGCACCCACCCGGTACACGCCTACACTCCGCGACGACTTTGTTGCCGACATAGACGAGTACCTGCCCTATATCAGGGCGTGGTGGGCAATGGCGTCGCCAGGGTTCAAATTTGACGATTGGCAGTTAGAACTGTTACGCCGAATAACTGAACTTGACGAGAACGGTCAACTCAGGTTTAGATCCGTGCTGGTATCAGTAGGGCGTCAGAACGGAAAATCCGAGCTTGTCTCTGCCCTCGGCGTTTGGTCGCTGTTGCGCAAAGAAGGTGCATACAACGTGAGCGTGGCAAGCACCGCGGAACAGGCTCGACTGGTCTATGACCGTGTGCAACGCATTGTCGCTGCGAATCCGTCAACGCTGGGCCGTCTAATGGTCAAGCTGACCGACACTCGTGGCATGAAAACAAAGCACGGCGCAAAATATGAAATCAAAGCATCAAACTCGTCAGTATTGCAAGGTATTCCCGTTAACACAGGAATCGTCGATGAATGCCACCTTGTCAGTGCCGGGGTGTGGGATGCTCTCCTATCCGGTACGGGTGCGCGTGACAACACCATCATTATCGGCATCACTACCGCAGGCGATGAAAATTCCGAACTGCTAAACCGTCTGTATCAGAATGCAAACAAGGCGATTAGTGGCGATGATCAGTTCAGTAGGTTTGGGGCGTGGATTTGGGAGGCATCCGAATCCGAAGTACCCGACGACGACGAGAAACTGATTGAGTTATTGAAAGAGGCTAACCCTGCGTTGCAGTCAGGCCGTATCGATGTCAGGAATCTCCTCGATGATGTTAGAGCGCTGCCAAAAGACGACATAGTTCGATATCGTCTGAATCGGTTTGTCAACTCGGGCGACAAAACGTTTATCCCATTAGAACTGTGGTGGAAATGCAGTGCGCCCCTCGATTACGAGTTCCCCCAGGGCGACGTCGTATTCGCCATCGACCGGACACCCGACTGGGGCCATGCCAGCGTTGCCGCCGCGGTCAAGACCTCAGACGATGTAATTCACACCGAGCTTGTCGCGTCACTTGTCAAACCAACTATGGAACAACTTTTGTACATTTGCGGTCAGTTGGCAAACTTCAACCCAAAATCCATTCTTGTCGACGGCTACACTCTCCGCGATCTACACAAGGAACTGAAACTGCGAGGATTCCAGACTGAAACGATGTCCTTGTCGGATATTGTCAATGCCTCATCGCTGTTCTATTCCCGCATCGCCCGTAGAACGCTCGTACACGCGGGCGACGCTCTTATGACTGTGCAAGTACCCCGAACTGTTCGCAAACTCGTAGGCGAGGGATTTCGGGTGTCGCGTCGTGACTCCGCAGTAGAAATTGACTCCGTCATGGCAACACTTTTGGCAACATACGGCGCGGAGACTTTACGACCAACACCAATGCAGGTATTCTAGTACTTTCGCTACTTTACCTGTAAGGACTACATTGGAAAACGACAAGCTCAACCAGTACCCCATTATTCCCGTCGATCCGATGGATGCATTTCAATGCGAGAGTTGTCAGTAAGGGCCGTAACGGTTTCGCCCGGCAGCAAAGCCTGAAAAGGAAGTTGTTGGTACGAGGGTTCAACTCCCTCACGGTCCACGACACGCCAAACACTACATGTAGTGGTCAAACTAGAAACTAAACACAAGATATAGTATTCTTGTAGTAATGGGTCTACTCGACTACCTCAATCCGTTTGCAGACATTTGGGCGAACACTACTCGGAGTACCGAAACGGTATCCGAGCGCTCGTCGTCGATTATTATGTCGCCAAAGTTTGCCTCATCAGGTGTAACTACTTCCGACGCACTCTCGCTGGCCTCGGTTTACCGCGCAGTTACCGTTCTTGCAACGTCGATGAAACAGATGGGCATTCACGCATATCGTGAGGACATCAAGGTCAACCCGACGCCGCTGTGGATCCGTCAGCCCGACCCGGCAGAAACACGCGAGAACTGGATGGAATCAACCGTCAACTCGCTCGCCCTAGCAGGTAACGCATACTGGGCCATCTCTCGCAACCCTCGCGGAGAAACAATCAGTCTGCAAGTTCTCAACCCGTTCAACATGGTCATCAAGTGTGACGAATA